TATTTAGGTTAAAAAATTAGTATGCAACCGTGATCAGGTCTGAGTGCTTGTAGTTGAAACCAAGATAAAAACGTGATTTAACTTTTAATTTCTCATCCTCCTCATCGTGCCAAGCAATTGCCTGATTGATCGGGTTAGCAATGTCAGTACCCAAAACGAAATTTGTTCTTTCAGTGTAAAGTACAAAGTTAGCATCTTGAACATTCAAATAGGAATCAGCGTATTGCTGCCAGTCGTACATTGGTTTTACCTCAATGCCGTTGAAAGTCAATCTTTGAGCGCCATTCGTCAACAATGTCAAGTGAGCTGCTGAGCTAACACCATTATTTTGCAAATCCTGCAAATATTGTCTGTAAACATTAGCCGAAACTAAAAATACTTTTTGAGCTTCAGGAACAGCCGCCAAAACATTAGAGCTATTTTCCCACACTGCAGTCAATAGATCGATACCGTCGCCAGCTCCGAGCGGAGTGCCTGAGTTCGAATTGATATAAGGAACTAAGTTGCCAGCAACCAATTGAGGAATATAAACGGACCACATACCGTCAGTAATGTTAACAGCATCGTCCACGCTTGCCTTGTTACCAAAAAAAGCAACTTTAAGCATCTGTTTGCGGAGAGCCTGAACCATGCGAGTCATAAGAATTTGCATAAAGATAGTGCCCTCTAAGTTGCTGCTATTGCTGCCAGCTTTGAGCTTTTGCTTATAAACAGTACCTACAAATTCATCATAGCAAAGCTCCAAATTAACTTTGATTTCGTCCACTTCGATACATCTTTCAAACAAGCCGAGCGAACCCTTTGGAGTCCAACCGCAACCGCCTGACAGCTGCATAATGTCCTCCATTGCGCCAACATATCCGATTTGTTGCTTATTGTTTACGAGTACCATTGTCTCGAAAATGTCTTCGATTTCTGCGTCAAAGAAAACTGGTTTAAAAAGCATTTCCTGAGCCTGAGTGCCTACCAATCCAATACGGAATTGACCTGCTTCAAATGTTGCCATATATTTAAAATTTTATTTTTGTTAGTTAATAAATTAAACGAGTGTCCAGTTTACTGTCAAAGTAATAGAACCTCCGTCGCTTACAAAGTTAATATCGCCAGTCTGAGCACCTGCTCCGAGATTGCCGTCAGCAACCGCAGACAAAGTGTATTTGTTGCCTGGATAAATAACACCTGCAAATTGTGGAAGCGTTGCGGTCAATACGTCAGCAACTGGAGTTGCACTTGCAACGGTCAAAACTGTAAAGCCAGTATTATGCAATTCTACTTGAAAAGGAATATCCGCACCGTCTGGGAAAGATCCAAGCGCCAAAGTAGTAATACCAAGTGCACCGCCTACAGCTGAAAGAGAAAGGACTGGATTAGCCAGAGCCTCAGTGTCAATTGACAAACTTCCGCCGTTATATGCAAAGCTAAATTTCTTAGTACAATCGCAACCGAGCAAATCGCTTTCCCCGATGCTGATTTCGATAATTACTGACCAGTCTGAGCCGTTAAGACCAGTAACGTCAAGTTCAAGCTCGTCAACTAAACCAGTGCCGACAGCAGTAACGAAATTGCCTTGTCCGTCTGTGATTTGAACTTTGACGTATTTTGTATCGTAGTCATCTGTTGGAGTGTTAAACTCGATTGTAGTCACACCCTCAACGGTTGACATATCCAAATCAAGTTGAATATCGCAGCAACCGCCACAATCCTCAATTTTTAGGATTTCAGCATTGGCAGCATTAGCCAGTGGATTCGTGCGAGAGAAAAAGAACTCCTCGCTGTTCCCCTCCTGATAAAAGTTTTCTTTATTGAATGACATTTTATATTAGTTTTTGATAAGTGAGTTAATAAATTTTGAAGCCTGCACGATCTGGTCCTGAGTGAAACCGATTTCAGCAGTTTTTTCCGCTTTTACGTCGCTTTTATAGCTAATTTTCGCCTGAATTTCAGCCTCCAAAGCTTCGAGTTTGAGTTGTTTTTCCTCGAGCTGTCTGTCCAGAGCTTCGATTTTTGCCTCCAATTCGGCTTTGTCGTCGTTCTTTACTTCCTCTTTTGCTTCAATTGCTGGCTCTTCGGCTTTTTCCTCAACAACGGGAGCCGTCTCGACTTCCTGCTCAGTTATTTCAGCCTTAAAACCAAACATTGCAGCGAGTTGCTGGAGAAAAGTCTTTTTTTCAACTTGCATACTGTTTTTAATTTTATTAGGAATGTTTTTAAATTTTGCCTCCGCTCTGATCATTGCGTAGGTTTCTTCATATATAGAGTTTTCGTCTTTTTTTTCTTCGACTATCATATCAATAAAGCCCATCTCGAGCGCCTCATCAGCAGTGAGCCAAGTTTCTGCGGACATCATTTTTTTAACTTCCTCCAGAGTCTTTTCTTTGCTGCCTCCGATCAACTTACCTTTGCTTTCGAGCTGAGCCGTATAAATTGCAGCCATCTGCTCGTCAAACATTCTCAAAAGCTCGATAGTCTTTTCAAGTTCAAACACGTTCCCCTCAACTCCACCCCAGCTATTGTGCATCATAAAAAAAGAGTTTTTAGTCATCTCCTTTTTTTTGCCTGCCATCAAGATAATTGTCGCAGCACTGGCAACAATCCCGATGCCTCTCGTTGTAGTTTTACCTGCATAAAGAGCAATCATTTCAGAGATTGCCATGCCCTCGATGATAGAACCGCCTGAGCTTGATATATTGATAAGCACGTCCTGACCGCCAGCTTCATTCAAAGCCTTTTTGACCGTGTCTTTCGTCTCGGTGTCTTTGCTGCCAATTGTGCCGAAAATGTTTAATTCAAACATTGATTTATAGATTTTGAACAAAAATAATCAGTCATTTACTCAAAAAAAAACGATAAAATAAAAAAAACCGCTACCCCCTGCAGAGTAACGGCTAAACTAAAAAACCAAAGTAATTATAACACACACACAAATATAAATCTTTATTTCAGATCATAGCGCCAAAGCTCGTATTTTTCAATAACACTAATAAGTATTTCGGCATATTTTGGATGAGTTGCATATCCGCATTTTTTTAAACCTCGTGCCCATCTTTTATAATCAGTCCTTTTGAGTTTTGTCAGGTGCCTGTAATGGTTAGATGTTAGCAGCTTTGAATGGTCCCGATATGACCACCATGCGGAGCTATAAACAACAAAGCGATCTTTCGGAGTGTCATCTCGATAAACCGCATATCTTTCCTTTCTGCCTTTGTGCCATTTCACCCCGAAGTGGTTATTGTGCTTTCTGGCTAAACTTGATCGTCCGCAGTTGCTCTCTATTATCCCCTGAGCCAGCGTAATGGATACCGGTATATTAAACAGCTCCGCTTCCTTCTTTGCAGTCCTTAAATACTTGTCAATGTATTGCTCAATATGCTTTGGAGCTGGTTGCTTTTTTAGCGCTGGGAAGGTTGCAGAGCTAAACAAAAAAGCCGTTAAAATCAAAATTGTAGTTTTCATAAAAATAAGGATTTAGGTTATAAAAAAATATTTACCAATGCTGCTCCTAAGGCATATCCAGAGCCATAACACAAAGCTAATTTAAAGCGCTGCCAGTTGTTCTTTGCTTCGATTTGATATGCAAGGAAGGGAAGACCTAAGAAAGGTCCTATAAAAGCCCACCAGACCATCGGGAAAAGCTGCCTATCTGAAACAGCACTAATATAAAACGTGCTTGCTATTTCGATTATTACAGCGGCAATAAATAGGATTATGTATTTCATTTTAAAAGTTGCTCATTGAGCTGTTTGATTACGTCTTTGAATGCAAAAGGAAAGCAAGTGTATTCCCATAAATAGAACTCGCATTGATCATCTGTCCAGTCGGGTTTAAAATGTTTAACCCAATCAATGTAAGGCATTTTGTTTGCCTGTTCGAGTGTTAGTTCTGTCATGGTCTTTCGGATTGAAGTTAAAAAAATGCTGTCTTTCCAGCTGTCAGGTGTGTTTTTGTTCAGCGGCTTGCCTTTCTGGAACTCTACCGAAACCAAGTATCAATAAGTAAAAATGCGTTTTTAAATTATCCCCTGAACGCTAACAGTGGCAACATACGATTTGCAATACTTAGTAGTATTATCTTCGGTCCATGCTCAGCGCTAAGCAGAGGGCTTGTAGGTTTCATCATAATAAGTTTCTCCCGAAATTAATTTGTGACTTCCATCCTCTTGGAGTTTAGCAATTAAGCCGTGAGCTTCTATTATTTGCTCTTTTTCCATTTCGAGGGCTTGTTGAACCATTTCATCATCAATATATCCAACTAATGCCTTTTCAAGCATTAACCATTCTACTGCTGTCTGTTTCATTTTAAGGGTTTTATTTCCGTGATGGAATCGT